CCTGATACCTTTGATGTTTTAAATCCTTTTACTGCTACTAATACAAAAGATAATTATGTTCTTAGTGTTATTAATGATTTGAATATATCTTTACAACCACCTAAAAAGTTTTTTATGAGAAAACAAGGAAGACAAGGTAGTGGTATTGAGCTTACAAGCAAACAATATGCAAGTTATATTAAGTATTTAGCTTTTGATACAAAAGAAGATGGTCAAAGGTTGATTGTAAAATTATACAAAGAGTTAAATAAACCTGAGAACAAAGCTTTTTATAAAACCGCTATGGGTGAAGAAGTTGATTCAACCAATCAAGATATTATGGTTGGTGTTCAAGACAATGCAAGAGCTATACTTTCCAAAAAAATAAAAGGTATAGTGGCAGACTATAAAGTAAAAGCAAGAAATGAATGGTTACGTTTGCCAGAAAATAGAGAATTATTTAAAAGATATTCTGCTAACATAGAAATAATTAATAATGAAACAACTAAATCAGCACTTAAAAACTACGAAAAAATTAAAAACTTAGGCAATTAATTATGGCTACTAACACAACAGCTACTTCACAAACCCATAATGGAGATGGTAGTACAGCCACTTTTGCTATATCTTTTTCTTTCTTAGAAAATACTGAAGTTGATGTTACAGTTGGTGGTGTTCTTAAAACACTAGGCACACACTACAATATTAGTGGTTCATCAGTTACTTTTACTTCTGGTAATATACCTCCTTCTGGTACTGCCAATATAAAATTTCAAAGAGATACAAATATAAGTGTAAAAAAAGTAGACTTTGCTGATGGTAGTGTTTTAACGGAAACAGACCTTGATAATAATAGTGACCAGATATTATTTGCTCAACAAGAGATTACAGATAAATTAAGCACTATAGAAGAAGGAGCTACAGGAGATCAAACTGCTGCTGAAATAAAAACTCTTTTTCAATCAGATAAATTAACAGCTAATGAAATCAATGATGATGCTATAACTTATGCAAAAATACAAAATGTATCAGCAACAGATAGAGTTTTAGGTAGAGATTCTAGTGGTGCAGGTGAGATAGAAGAAATAACACCAGCCAATTTACGCACCATGATAAACGTAGAAGATGGTGCTACAGCAGATCAAACAATAACAGAAATAAAAAGTCTTATAGCTGGCAGTCCTCTTGATGCTAGTCACCTTGCAGCAAACTCAGTTGATACAAGTGAAATAGCAGATGACGCTGTAACAAATGCAAAATTAGCAGATGCAGAACTAAAAACTTTGGCAGGTATGCAATCTGGTACAGCCTCTAAATTAGCTGACAGCACAGCTCTGACATCTGATATAGCAGATCTTAACCAATTAGATGGTTTACAAAAGGCAACAACTATAACTGATGACGATACTAAGTTTCCTACAAGTGGTGCAATCGTAGATTATGTTGCCGCACAACTAGCGCCTATCGGTGGATTAGAAGCTATTGCAAATGAAAGTTCTTTTCCTAATACACAACCACAATCAGGTGTAGTTATAAGTATTGCAGATGCAGGTGGTATGGCAGTTAGCAGTACTGGTACTGCATCTGGTCAAACAGTAGGCGGTACAACAGTAAATATATCTGGTATTGCTACAAACTTTCGTGGTTCTAGTGTTGCAGCAGGTGTTAGATTTCTTGTTGTTTCTACAGGTGCAGGTCAAAACTATACATACCACAAAGCAACTTTAAAAGAAGATGACCTTGTAGGTCTTAGTGGAGATATAAATGACTTTGCAGAAAGATATAGAGTTGGTTCTTCTAACCCTACAACTAATAATGATGCAGGTGACTTATTCTTTAATACAACCTCTGGTAAATTATTAGTTTATAACGGAACCACAAGTGCTTGGGAAGAAACACAAAGTATTGGTAACTTCTTTATATCTACACTTAGCCCTGCATTTGATGGCACTACGCAAAACTTTACTATTACAAATGCACCTACGTCTGCACAACAAATATTATTAATAATAGAAGGTGTAATACAAAAACCTAATAGCGGTACATCTACACCAACAGAAGGTTTTGCATTAGATAGCAGCACAATTAAGTTAGCTGCTGCACCTGCGGTTGGTGCAAGCTATCACGCAGTAGTAATGGGTTCTGCTGTAAGTATAGGAACTCCAAGTGACAACACAGTAACAACAGCAATACTACAAAACAATTCTGTATCAACTCAAAAAATACAAGACGAAGCTATCACACTTGCAAAATTAGAACATGGTACATCTAGCAATGATGGCAAATTTTTAAGAGCTAATAATGGTGCTGACCCAAGTTTTGAAACAATAGATTTAACTGCTTTAAGTGCATCTAATTTAACGTCTGGAACTGTACCTGACGCTAGATTTCCTGCAACTTTACCAGCAGCTTCAGCAACAAACCTTACTTCCATACCAGCAGCTAACATTACTGGTACATTACCAGCTATTGATGGCTCTAATTTGACAGGGGTTTCATCACAAAAAGCAGATGGTTGCGTAACAGAAAACTCGCAAACAATTTCAAATAATTACACTATGGGTACAAACAAATCAGGAATTAGTGCAGGACCAATAACAATAAATAATGGAGTAACTGTTAACATTCCGTCAGGTTCACGCTATGTTATTGTTTAGAGGGTAAAATTATGCCAATAGTATTAAATGGGTCAGGAACAGTAACAGGTATATCGGCAGGTGGTTTGCCTGATGGAATAATACAAGCTGCGGATTTAGCGAGCGGTGTTGGTGGTAAAATCCTTCAAGTTCAATCAACTACAAAAGTTGATACGTTTACACACAGTAATCTTGCAGAAAGCACTTATTCTAATGCTCCGATGTCTGTAAATATAACACCTACAAATGCAAGTAATAAAATACTTATACTGGTTAAGGCAGTAGTATCAACATTTGTTGCTGATACAAGAATTGCTATGGGTCTTTTTAAAGCTGGTTCAATATTAGTTCAAGGTGATGGTAGTGGTAATAGGACAAGAGCAACAGCAGAAACATATCAAGCCATTCAAGCTAGTGCAGAAACAATAGCAGCAGACTTTTTAGATACTGCTGGAGGAACAAGTCAAATAACTTATGATATTAGGTTCATGCACTCTCAAGGTAATGGTGCAAACCTATACTTTAATCGTTCAGGTTTAGACTTTAATTCAATTGGGTATTATCGGACTGTTTCAACAATGACAGCAATGGAGATAGCAGCATGAGTCAGATTAAGTTATTACATAGCGGTGGTAATGGTGTAATAATAGCTGCACCCGATAGTAACCCTGCATCTGATCGTACTCTTAAATTACCTAGTAATGCAGATGGAACTATTCTGACAACAACAAGTCCAAAAGCAGGTAATATAATTCAAGTTGTTTCTACAACAAAAACAGATACAGCATCAGCAAGTGTTTCTAGAACTTCTGATTGGGTAGGTCATGGACTTTCTGTTTCTATAACTCCTTCATCATCATCAAATAAAATTCTAATTTTTGGACAGGTAACTGTTGGCTCAGATATAAATGATGGAATAAGTTTAAGTATTTTTAAAGCTGGAAGTGAAATAGCTGGAGCTACTGGAGATGCTGCAAGTAGTAGACAGAGACAAACTGCTGGTGCTGAAATGGATTATAATTTTGCAGTAACTACTATCCCATTTCACTATTTAGATACTGCTGGTGGTACATCTTCAATTACTTATCAACCAGCATTAAATATTAGTAATTCAGGTTCTTATACCATTTACTTAAATAGAACTTCTAATGACACAGACAATGCTTCTTATATAAGGACAATTTCAGTAATAACAGCTATGGAGATAGCAGCATAATGGCTATCTACTATAATTAAAGAAAAAACTATTATGGCCTTAGATCACGAAGCTATTTACGAAGCTTACAAATCAGAAGCAAAACCTGTTGTTTCTATAGACGATTCTGCTGGTGCGTTTGCAGCAGACGGATCAAAAGTTACTCTTGATGATGCAAAAATAGCAGCAGCTAGAAAATCTTTAAATGATGCAGCAGCAGCGATTTTGTACAAATCTCAGAGAACAGGTGCAGCAGGGACAACAGATACTATCTATCCAACGATAGGAGATCAGTTAGATATGCTTTACAAAGATATGTTGGCTGGTAAGTTAGATACAACAGGAACTTGGGCTACTGCAATCAAAGCTACTAAGGACAAATATCCTAAACCATGAGTAGATTAGTTACCAACGCAATAAGAAGCACCGCAGCATCTACTGATGCAATTACGTTAGATGGATCAGGAAACGCTACATTTCCAGCAAACGTAACTTGTTCTGGTACAGCAACAGGTTTTGGTGGTGGTAAAGTTCTTCAAGTTAAACAAAGTGTAAAAACTGATGTTTCTAGTAGAGGAGGAAACTCTGGTGACCAAACTTTTGCCCTAATTCCGGGTTTATCGGTTAATATAACACCATCTGCTTCTACAAGTAAAATTTATGTAATGGTAAATATTAAACAGGGTGTAATAAATAATGCTTGGGTTAGATACCAGTTGTATAGAGATAGCACAGCTATTTATTTAGGAGATACTGTAAGTGGAAAAGAATCCATATCAAGTCATACTTATATTAATTCTGATTTCAATATGAGTATAATTAATGAAAATTTTTTGGATAGTCCTAATACAACGTCTCAAATAACTTATCAAGTTTATTGGTCTGCTAGAGATAACTCTGGCAATACTGCGTATATTAACAGAACAGGAAATGATACTGGTGACTATCAAGTAAGGTGCGCATCATCAATAACAGTTATGGAGGTAGCAGCGTAATGCCTTTAACACAAGTTTCATCAAGACTTATAGAAGACACCCTGAGATATGTCTTAGGTGCTAGTGGTACAGATCACTATACATTTACAGGTAAAGGTCTTACAGGTACAGTAAATGACCCTACGTTAACTCTTAGCAGAGGTCATACTTATATTTTTGAAAACAGAAATAGTAGTGGCGCACACCCTTTCTATATAAAAACCAGTATTAATAATGGTGGTACGAATGATGCTTACAACACAGGAGTAACAAACAATGGTGGTGCAGGTGGTACGGAGATAATATTTACAGTTCCGCATAATGCACCTAACCTTTTGTACTACCAATGCAGTAGTCATAACAATATGAATGGTCAGTTAAAAATTGCTGATGCTTTAGTTGCAGGTAATTTACCTACAGGAGTTCAAGTTTTAACCACTAATATTTCCGCAGGTCAATTAGTAACAGGACATATAGCAGCAGGTACAGGCTTTCAAGTAGATACTTCTAATATCGTAGATGATGCAGTAACAGAAGATAAATTAGCTAACTCTATTAACACAGCTATAGCGGCTAACACCGCTAAAGATTTAACAGCTTTAAGTGCTAGTAATTTAACGTCAGGTACAATCCCAGATGCTAGGTTCCCTGCTACGTTACCTGCTGTTAGTGGAGCAAATTTAACAGGAATAGGTGGTGGAATTACAGTTGCAGAACAGTTTAGACAAACAGCGTCTACAGCTACAAATAATAATGTACATATTTTTACTAGTAATTGGGAAAAATCAGATGGAACGGCACAAAATGGCTATGGTTCATTTGCCGACCCTTCAAGCGGAATATTTACATTTCCAACGGCGGGTTTTTATCTTGTAACATTTTATTCTTACTTTGAAGATAGTGGTTGGAATAATAGCGCACAAGTTAGAATTGAAGCTACAACCGATAATAGTTCTTACGATGTAATTAGTTTAGTCAACTTTGGTACTCAATATGACAATAGTGGATACAATTACCAATCAGGTTTTGTAAATGCAATAGTAGACGTTACAGATACAACACAAGTAAAAGTTAGATTTTCAGTTTATAGCGCTAAAACTGTTGCTTGGGATGGTAGCACCACCCAAAGCAGAACTGCTGCTACATTTATTCGTTTAGGAGACACTTAATGTTATACAACGTACACAAAGCATTAGCATCACTTAAACCTACACAAAGTTGGAGTTGGAGTGGTACAGATTATTCTGGGTTAAAATGGAATGACAGTGGAACAGCACCAACAGAATCAGAAATAAATGCAGAACTATCAAGGCTTACAAATGCAGAACCAATGAGATTGTTAAGAAAAGAAAGAGATAAATTATTAGCAGCTTGTGATTGGAGAGCTAGTTCTGATTTAACACTTGCAGATGCTTGGAAAACATATAGACAAGCACTAAGAGATTTACCAGCAAGTGCATCTCCTAAACTTGATGCAGATGGTAATTTAGATGTGACATCTGTTAGTTTCCCAACAGAACCTAGTTAATTATGTTGTAGATTTATGATTTTTAGTTTTTTTAAAAAACTTATAAAATACTATGTAGATAAATTTATTAACTGGTTAAGGATAAAAAGATTTAATTTAGAACTAGATAACGATATAAAAAAATATCACGAAGAATTAGATAAAAAAATAAAAAAACCAAAGATTATAGAAACTGGTAAATTTGGAGAAGAAGGCTGGTCTATTTCTATTGGAGATGTAAAAGATGGAAATTAATTTACCACATCTACCTGACACAAATAATGTTCTTGTACCACCTAATACAATATTCTATCCACCTGTGGCAGAGATTCCATATCTAGATCCAGTTCTTCTTCCAAGTTTGGAACAGGTAGAGTCGGGTCTGGGAGGTCAGGGATCTTCTGCTGAAGAAGATAAAGCATCTTCAAAGGAGGAAGAGTTACAGCTAACACCAGAAACAATACCGCAGAACCAGCTAGTACCCAAAGAAACTTTATCAACTGAAGAACCTGTAGCTACGTTCAATATACCATTCTTCGGAGAAATGCCTATCCCTGCACCAGAAGTCATTGCCTCCTCTGTGATCGCTGCTGGAACTGCAAGCGTTGTGTCAGTGGCAGGCGGGATTGCTATGCAATCAGTATTAGCTTTTATCAAGAAAACATTTAAGAAAATCTTTACTAAGATTCTTAAAAAAGAAGTCGCAAATGTAAAAGAAAAGATGGATAATAATAAAGGTAGCTAGAGTACACATACACCCGTAATGTGGCGGTCTAACTAGCTACTTAAATTTTTCTGCGTTAGCTTTTACATAACTTCGTATATTAATTACATCACTACAGATGTATGCGAACTTAGAAGCAGGGTTTATCATGTAGCCTGATGCGTGAAGCTGTCCGCACTTCAAGATACGAACTAGCTGCTTATCATGCACTTGCTTGTCTAGTTCTTCTTTGGCTAGGTCTAGCTTTACTTTTGCTAGTTCAGAACACGTTTCATTATTAGTTCCAAGTGGTATCATCCAACTTATCTGTACTCCCCAACCTTCATTGATGCTATATGTATCTTCTCCTTGTGCATCATTGCCTGTATAGAAAGGAGTTACAGCCATAGTAGGTTGACTACAAACCAAGTTTCCAAACTGTAATTTACCTGTCATTCCATTATTAACATTCATATTCTGGTTGATAATACTGGAATTACCAACAGCATTAGGTTGAGCCTG